GTTATCTACTATCCTAATATGAAGAGTAGAGAACATATCATTCAGACCTTAGTTCACGAGTACCAACATTATTTACAATCCCCTTCTTGGTTCAAAAGATATTATGATATGGGATATCATTATGGTAATCATCCATATGAGGTTCAAGCGTATGGTGAGGAAAAGAATTGGGAATTATTTAATTGAAAATAAATGAAAAAAAGCTTGTATAATCCAAATAAATTTCGTATATTTACATAGTAAATGAGTGATGATTAAACCCTTTAAACAATTAAAATGATAAACGAAACACACATAGGATTAGTAAAAATGAATGAAAGTGAAACTATATTGACTGGAGTTCAATATATGTTATCTAAGTGGGAGAGAAACTTAGGTGATTCACTTAATATAGATGGAGTAAAGTGGAGAGTTGGTATCATCGGTGATACTAAAAATGATGTAATTTCTGCTCTTAATACGATAATCAAAAAACAAAATTCTATAATCAATAAGAAAAAATATCAAGAAAAAAAGAAAACAGATATGATATTTAATAATATTCTTAATGATATAATGAAAGAAATAAACCTTTAAAATATAAAATATGATAAATTTAAGTGTAAGTGACCCGATTGATGGGTTTGATAAGATTGGTGAGTTGAGAAGTGCTGTTGGTACTGAGTGTGTAAATACAGGTGTTCTACTACTTGATGTTTCCAAGTGTGGAGATAGATGTACTATCAGTAGGGTAGTTATCGGTGGTAGAGTAAAGAAGGTGAATGAACCATCTTGGTTAACTTGGAATAGAATGTTTAGTTAAAATATAAAACAATGGCAATAATTACAATTGATACTCAGTATTACGAAAATTATGGATTTCATGAGGGAACAACTCATTGGAAACCAAAAGGTGGACATAAGTTCACAATGGAAGTATCATCAGATGTGGCAACATGGACTGAAGATATGAAAGGTAAACTATCTAAGATAGTAGAAAAACAATCCAATGATATGGAGAAGTTTGAGTATATTGACCACGAGGTTATATTCCATAACCCAACCGAGTTATCATATGACTTGTTAATGAAGGAAATTGATATTAAAGATAGAGAATACGAGGTATGAGAATAGGATATAAAAAATTTAAAGAAATAAGAGAATGGTATGGTTCATCTGATTTTGAAATCGGATATGATAGAGAAAGCTTAACACTTAGGTTTGGGTATTGGCAAAAAGTAGATTTCGAGGGATTACAAGAAATACTACCAGACTATTTTGAAGTTACAGAAAATCTTGTAGATGAAGATGATGATTGTGGAGCACTTTTCAATTACACAATTAAACAAGCATATTAATAAAAAATTATATTATGAAGAAATTTTTAAACACATGGTATCCAGTTATTATAGCATTCATTTGTATGTGTTATTCAATTGGATTAGGATTATTCGGATACACCGAAGAAGCTCAATACTCGGCACATTGGGCAGGAACTATTTTACTATTCGCCATAGCAATTAGACAAAGACGAATATTATGAATATAGCAATGTTTATAGTAGGTGGATGTATATTTTCAGTATATGTATTTTTTACAATTTGGAATATATTTTACGGAGCTAGAAAAAATAGAGAAGAAAATTACCCACATTATTACGATAGACATGGGTCTCCTAAACAAGATGAATTAAAATAAAATTAAAAAAGATTTGGATATATGAAAATAATTTCGTATATTTGTATAACAAATTAGAAAAGTATGATAGAACAAACTACACAACCTACTGAAAATGCAGTAGAATTCTGTGAAAGAACTTACCCACAAACTTGTGATGAGTTCAAAAAAATCTTAGATGAAATGTATGTAACATTTTGTAAGAAACAAAGAAACTATGGACCGGGTAATATTTCAGTTGGTTCTCAATTGGAAACTGATGATGATAAGAAAGTTGCTTTAACAGGTTTATGGTTCAGAAAAAATGATAAAATTCAAAGATTACTTCAATTAGTTGTTAAAGGACAACCTGATGAAGTAGGAGAAAATATTCAAGATACTTACGAAGATTTATCTGTTTATGGTATAATCTCACAACTTGTACAAAGAGATAAATGGGCTAAGTAAATTGTTAATAAGTAACCAAAAAAATTCGGTGTTTTTTGAGGTTTCTTTATATTTATATATACACCGAGTGTTACTAGTTTAGCACTCAAAACTTTAAACTTAAACAATTAATAATTAACACTAAAAGGTAAAAATCATGGCTTTAGACATTAACGCAATCAGAGGTAGACTGAACAAACTACAAAACACACAACGTAAATCAGATTCATTATGGAAACCAACACCTGGTAAACACCAAGTGAGAATAGTTCCTTATCAATTCGAAAAGGATAATCCATTTATTGAACTGTACTTTCACTACAACATTAACAACAAAACTTATTTATCACCACAATCATTTGGTAGACCAGACCCTATTGTAGAGTTTGCAGATAAACTAAAAAGAATGGGAGATAAAGAAGATTGGAAAGCAGCGAAAGCTATGGAGCCAAAACTTCGTACTTTTGTACCTGTTGTTGTGAGAGGTGAAGAAGGTGAAGGAGTTCGTTTTTGGGGATTCGGTAAAACAGTATATCAAGAAATTCTTGGATACATTGCTGACCCAGATTACGGAGATATCACAGACCCAACTAGTGGTAGAGATTTAACAATCGAGTACAAATCAGCAGAAGAAGCTGGAACTACTTATCCAACTACTACTATTAGAGTTAAACCAAATGCATCTGCAGTAACTGAAGATGAGGCGAAAGTAACTCAATTCTTGGAATCACAAACTGAAATTACAGATTTATATTCTGAATTATCTTATGATGAATTAAAATCAGTATTAGAAGGATGGTTAAATCCAAGTGGTGAGGGTGAGAAGGAAACTGTATCTCAAAGTACTTTATCTCAAAGTACTCCATCTCAACCAACACAAACTGCACCAACTACAACTGAATCAGTAAAGAAAACTGATGATGTAGCTGCGGCATTTGATGACTTATTTAACAACTAAAAACCAATTTAATGGCGAAAAAGAAAGCAGTAAAAGAGCTTGACCTGGCTGATATTCTAGCAGGTGAGTTGAACAAACAATCGAAAGATTCCAAAGTAGCATTTTTTCTTAATGATGATGAAGCTCCTACAAATGTAGATGGGTGGATATCAACCGGATGTGCAATGTTGGATGTAGCTGTTTCCAATCGTCCTTATGGTGGTTTGCCTGTTGGTAGAATAACTGAAATCACAGGATTAGAACAATCAGGAAAATCATTAGTATCAGCACACCTCCTTGCGGAAACACAGAAACAAGGTGGTGTTGCTGTTCTTATTGATACAGAAACTGCAGTAAGTAGAGAATTTTTAGAAGCAATCGGTGTTGACGTTTCTAAACTTCTTTATGTAACCGCAGATTCGGTTGAACAAATCTTTGATTTCACAGAAACTATCATTGAGAAAGTTAGAGAAACTTCCAAAGATAAAATAGTAACAATAGTAGTAGATTCAGTTGCGGCTGCTTCTACAACTAATGAATTAGCATCCGATTATAAGAAAGATGGATATGCTACTGATAAAGCTATTATTATCTCGAAGGCGATGAGAAAGATTACCAATATGATTGGTAGACAGAAAATCTCATTAGTATTCACTAACCAATTAAGACAGAAGATGAATGCTATGTTCGGAGACCCTTGGACTACAAGTGGTGGTAAAGCTCTTGCTTTTCACGCATCTGTAAGATTAAGGTTGAAGAATATGGGACAAATCAAGATGAAGGTAAATGGTAAGGATAAGACAGTGGGAATGAAAGTTCGTTGTCAAGTAGTAAAAAACAGAATGGGACCTCCTTTGAGAGCAGCCGATTTTGAAATCTACTTTGACAGAGGGATTGATAACTATGGTTCATGGTTATCTGTTATGAAAGAAAACAAACTAGTAAAACAAGCAGGTGCATGGTATGCATACGTTGATACTGAAACTGGTGAAGAATTCAAATTTCAATCAAAAGATTTTATTCCTTTGATGGATGAGAATACTGAACTCAGAGAACAAATTTATAAAAAGATATGTGAAGAAACAATCTTACAATATAAATCTGATACTTTAGATATTGATGCTATGGAAATAGATACGAAAGGACCTGGAATTAACGAGTAAAAACAAAAATCAATATGAGTAAATTAGTTACAATGTTGAGATTAAGTGCTGAAGCTGATAAAGCTAAAGCACTTTTATCTCTTGACTTATTGGAAAATAAGGCAGTTGGAATTGGTGACCATTCTACTGAAGATTTCTACAAAAATGCAGAGGAAGCTCTGATTAAGTTAGTAGATGCTGATGATAGAATAGAAGCATTAGAAAAATACTTTCCTCCAACAAAAGAAGTTATATAATGAAAGAACTCTACAAAAACATTTTAGATTCGGTTGAAACCGATAGAGAAACGAATATCAATAGACACAAGAATTCTCGTGTTTTAATTATTGATGGGTTAAATACATTTATCAGATGTTGGTCATCCATTCCTACAATGAATGAAGATGGTGACCATGTTGGTGGTGCAACTGGTGTTCTCAAATCGATTGGATATGCAATTAGACAAACTCAACCAACTCGTGTTGTTGTAGTGTTCGATGGGAAAGGTGGTTCTACACAAAGAAAGAAGAAATTTAGTGGATATAAAGCTCAAAGAGATTCTAACAAACTCAGAGTAAATCGTGCATATAAAGGTATGATGAATGATGAGGATGAAAGAGAATCTATGAAAAGACAATACGTTTGGTTAAACGAAATGTTAGATGGGTTACCTCTTACAACTATGATATACGATGGTGTTGAAGCCGATGATATCATGGCTTATATATCCACTAAAATTCTCAAGGAAGATGAACAAGCGGTAGTAATGTCAACAGATAAGGATTTCCTTCAACTGATTGATGATACAACTATCGTTTGGTCACCTACCAAAAAGAAAATGTATAATACCAAAATGGTAAAAGAAGAATATGGCATCGAATCCAAGAATCTTTTATTGTATAGAGTATTAGATGGTGATAAATCCGATAACATACCTGGTGTTTATGGGTGTGGGATTAAGACCGTAGTAAAAAGATTTCCTGAAATAACAGAAGATAAGAAATTATCAGTAAATGATTTATTAGAACTTGCTGAGAAAAAATCAGAGGAAACAAAAGGAAAAATAAAAATATACAATGATATTTTAAAATCCAAAAGACAAATCTTACTTAATGAAGATTTGATGCAACTACATGATGTTGATATTAGTGGTACTATAAAGATGAAAACTTTAGATAGGTTTAACGAGCCAATCACTCCACTAAATAAAATGGATTTTATGAAAATTCTACTAAAATACAAAGTAATCGGAAACTTTGGAGATATCAATGATTGGTTAAAAACCACTTTTGGTAATTTAA